AAAAATCGTTGCAAAAATCGTTGCATAAATCATTTCGAGAAATCGTTGCATAAATCATTTTCAAGATCATTTATAAAAATCATTTCGAGAAATCGTTGCATAAATCATTTCGAGAAATCATAGCATTTATAAAAATCATTTTCAAGATCATTTATAAAAATCGTATAAAAAATCGTGTAAATCGTATAAAATATATAGTGTGATGTGTTTTATACTATTGTATGATAGTGTTTTATAGACGAAAGGCGAAGGAAGCCAGTTCTTTTTCTTTTTGTTCACCAATGAAATCGGGTTCATCGGGGATGGGGAGGATGACGGATTGTTTGCAGCCGGCTTCGACGGCTCGTCTGCGGCATTCCATCATGTCTTCTACTTCATCTGTCATGATATTGAGTCGCATGCGACGATAGGAGGGATTGTCAGGATGAATGATGACAAGGTATAAATCAGCCACTTCTAATCCATAGTAATTTTCCAGCATCCATTTATAGACATTGAGCTGCATGGTATAATGCCAATAATTTGTATCGGGCAAATGGTCCAGTGGTGCCAAGCCTGATTCAAAAGGATTGTCTGATTTAATTTCTTTGGAGCGCTTCCAATCATAAATGACATATTTCCCATCCGATTTGCGGCGAAACACCATATCAATGGAACCGCATAATTTAATCTTTCGTTCACCTTGGAGAGGTGTTAAGGAATCCGTGAAAACTTCCCATTCACTGCGATAGGGCTCCAAATCATGTCCACAATCGTTCCAGAATTTCATGAAGTATTTCCATTCCACGGAATCAAAGGTTTCAGGACGAATTTGTTCAGGAGACCCATGAAGAAATTGCTCAATTGCCAAATGCATCGCGGTTCCTGCTTCAGATGCGACCTTACCATTATTGGACCACTCTGTCATAATTTCCGCATCAGTTTTTCCATAGTATTTACTGGTTGCCCATTTGGCTCCTTTGCGCATTTTTGTAATGATGGCTTTTGCATCAAAATGACCGAAGAATTCATGAACAAAACCAGTACAGGAGATATTTCCCTGACAGGATCCATTTACATAATATTTATGAGTGGGTTCATCGAATGAGATATGTTGATCACGTGGATGAGCATGTTGATGACTCAAATGTTGCCAGGCTTCACGAGGCATCTTGATATAAGAACGTATGAAATAGTTTAAGTTCCGATTGTGTATGTATCAATTTTATAGGAATGATATGATATTAGAATTTGAAATCAGCGATTTTCATGAGAAATCGTCCTACTTTATTTTCTCCCAAAATCTTTCGTGATGTTATGTTACGAACACCACCTAGTTCAGATCCACCCATGCCTGCTGTGGTGCTATAGAGGAGATACTTTTTTAAATCTTTAGCAGCAGTGACGCCTTTGATAAATCGCACATCCTTCATAAAGCGATAACGAAGGGCTTCTGTAAGAAAGTCATCTTTCATAGAATTCCATGCGATTTCATTCGTATCACGAATGACAATGCGATACTTGCTAAGATTTGTTTTGGTGGAGATGGTTTTACGTACCATGCTGATTTCTTCCATAAGTAATCTAAAATCTTCTCCTGATTCAGGTTTAATGTCTTTACCACTACGTTGGATTACAAAGGAATGGTGAATGGAGCCTTTTGAACTCATGAGTTTTTCTGCGAGTTCTGGTTTGTTGGAAACATGCTTGATTTTCATACCAGCTAAGAAGTGTTCAATGGTGGGATAGACAATGGTAGGATCCTCCGCATCAGGAATGGGGAATCGTCCTGCTAATGACATCCAACGTCCAATATAGGTATCTTTTTTACCATCTGCTGTGGTGACACCGAGCATGTCACTGGGAGGCACATCTGGTCCGAAGCGAGCAATTTCAACAATATCAAAGGTGCGATCCGCATCAGGTAGAAAACCACGAGATGCTTTGACAGGTTCCTCTTTTTCATCATCTAATTCTTGTAATTGGATAGGAGGCATACTCGCAGCAACAGGTGGTTTATTCTTTACAGATTTTATCACAGATGGCACTGTCGTTGAAGCAGTTGTCGCAGTTGTCGCAGTTGTCGCAGTTGTCGCAGCAGTTGTCGCAGTTGTCGCAGCAGTAGATGGTTCAGAAGGTTCTATTTCTTCCACAGGTATTTCAGGAATGATACTATCTCCATGGCGTTTAAAGATGAACCAGCGATTCAAGAAGGAATATTCTTTCACAGGGTCTAACATACTATAACGTGATCTCTCACGTTCTGCCATTTTATAACTGACATCAAAGGTATTTGTGCTGGCATTCAAATTCATTTCTTTTAGCTCACTTGCGTCTAGTAGCGAAAATCCGATCGTCGCCATCTTTTTCTTCAATAATTCAAAGGGGACAAGATATTCTTTTTGTGCGGAACCGATACTGATAAACTCGACATCAATACCTAAGCCAAGGGAACTATCATCAGGAATTAATTCATCAGTATCATAATCTTTGGTAATGGTCCAAAGAGGCACACCGTCAATTTCACCTGATTTTGATTGTCCTTTTTCTATGTTACGTAACAATTGAAAGACTTTATCGCCATCAAAGCAGCACCCGATGAAATATCCACCAATTTTGACAATATCAGAGAGATTACGAAGGAATCCATCTAGTGTGGCTTTATTTTCAAAGAAGTAATGAAGAGCGAACATACATGCTGCAACATCCGCACCTTCATAGAAGGAACGTGCCATGACAGTATCAATATAAGGAGGAACAGGACCATCCGTTTCATATTTTCTAAAGATACGACGAAGGATGTTGCTTTCTTCAGGGGTGGCACCTGCTTCACCGCTTACAATATTTTTAGAGCTATTACCAATCACAAAGGCGATTTTAGGAACACGATCCATGCCGAACTTCATAATGTCCTGCATATAGCGCTTGTATGCACCATCGATAGGATTGGTAATTCCATCACCTGATGTATCAATACCAAGGACAAACCGAGCATGATTCTCAATCCACTTAAACAAATCACCACCCCTTCCACATGCCAGATCTACTAGCGTCTTGTTTCCACCACGTAGCGCTCTCTTAATCAAAATATCATTTTTAATGTATTTATTATGAAATTCACGTAGACCCTTCACAAGGAGAATATTTTCTTTAGGTGCTTTGCTTTCGTAATATTTTTTACCGACGTCGCTTTGGCGAATGTTGAGGATGTTTTGAATTTCTGCTTCGGTGGGTTGTTCGGTTCCATTACGAATCATGGATTCAGTGACGGGATTATGAATGGAGTTCCAGACATCATTGGCGACACCTTCGTCGTTCATGACACCACTATATTTAATAGTACCACCTTTGGCAATGGCGCGAAGCAGTCGCTCTGTTTTATCATGGCGAATACGAGAAGGAATCCAGCGCCAACCTGGTTCTTTAGATGGATCATATCGCATTTCTACTACACTACGATTGGGAATAGGTTCTTGTGTGTCTTCGGTCATAGCATATTCTTCGCCAGTTCCAGGATCAATTTGGATGCGTACATAGCAAGTGTTTGCCATGGTATCAGGAAAATCAGTGGGATGAAAGAGCGATGGTTTGTATTGTGATGTTTCCGAATCGCGAACAATGGGTTCTTGAAAGAGAATGGTGGCACGTGGATTATCATAGATTTTTCCTTTGGCACTTCCAACATAGAGTCGCATCGTTTTGTATTGAACGGAACTATTCGTATCTGCTTGAATGCTCGTGGTAATTTTATCTAAAGTGGGCATCTCCATATTTCGTTCATAATTAATAAGGAAATCTACAGTATTATCTTTAGAGGGTTTCCATTTAAATTGTTGCGTAAAACGGACGCCTGATGGATCAGGAATAGGTTCTGAATTACTGGTGAGAATAAGACCGTCTGTGTGATAGATTCGGTTGGAATCTAGAACCGAAGTACATCCGCTGCGGAAAATGGAATCATTACCTGCTGTGGCAAACTCAAATCGCTTCAACGCAATAAGAAGACGTGTAGGTTGCGTGACACCCCGTGCCACCACTTCCACACCATTTCCCCACTTTTCATACCAATCCGTCATCATGTTGAAACGGCTTTCTGCTTCACGGTCAATTACACTATCCTTAAAGGTAATAAAAGGTAGTTTGGATACTTTCTTGCCATTTTGATAATAATAGATATCGAAGATAAGATAGTGATTGATGGCAGTTCCCTCTTTAGAGAGAGTGACCCATTCTCCATCCACAATGCTCTTGGCACATTTTTCATTTTTCAGTCCTGTACGATAAATATTGAGACTTTGGTCCACGAGATAGAGTTCACCTTGTTCATTCACAAATCCCATGGTACGTAACCCATCTGCCTTATCAGTTACATTGTACCCCATTCGTACATTGGGAATAGATTCGATAGGTGCCTGACGAATATTATCTACTTGAAGAGTAACAGGACCAACGCCACGGAATTTATCAGAACCGGTAATGATTTGATATTCTCTGCGAACACTGTCCGCAACCGATTGACGAATCAGAAGAGAGTTCTTTTGAATAGCACGCAATACTTCGCCGCACCCAACAATCAGAGATTTTAATGCCTTTTCGGGAGTATCGGTATATTCTGTATCATGAAGTAATTCTACTTCCACCTCATAGCGGGGTACTTCGTTTAGAACATTTCTTTCTTGAAAGGTGGAAGACCATTGGTATTCACCACTACCAGGTAAGGTAGGTGATTGGCGAACCATGGATAAATCCATACGAACACCTTTTCCTTGAAAGCTCCAACGACGAAGGAGTCGGAAGGCTTTCTTTTGTTGTCTCCATGTGCGAATCAAATTCAGTACACGTGGATCATCTTGACTCAGTTCCTCTTCACGACGCACCTTAAAACGAATGTTGTAATCATTAATATCCAAATCACGTGATTCAAATGCTCTATCTTTAAACATGGCTGTGAATACTTTTCCTTGTAATACATCATCACGGCAATAATCTTGAAGAACACCCATTCCTTCCAGCGATAAACGAATATTCTCCTGAGTGATAATATTCAGTCGATCATCCTGAGGAATGATTTCAAAACCTTTCGTACGAAGACGCTTGGCAATCAGCAGAAATGTATTGGAATCAACTACATAACTGATACGACGCTCACGACGGTTCTCACTAATGCCAAATGTTGTTTCTAATTCAAACCGTTTATCCTTTGTCCAGTCTTTGATCATTTTTTTCAATTGTTCGGATTGCTCATTCGTCAATTCCATTTTTACTCTAATGTAGTGTGATAAAAGTACCTTAAGCTTGGATGCCTTAGAATGGAAGATCGTAAGGAATCAAATTTACAGAAAATGATTATTGCCGAATAGTACGGTGTGTCATGTTCTGGATGTTACATATTTGGCGTATGACATGGACCACATGATTCTCATTCATATAGTGACACACGCGAAAAATGTTAATATAGATAATATGTTCTTCGGGATAGGTATGAATATTCATATGACCATCCGTAAATAGATAGGAACAAGAATATCCATAGGAAGAATGTTGGGTATAGCTTACAATAGATAGATGTAATTCACCTATTATTCTTTCTAGGATGGGTCTTGCATAAGGGAATGAGGAAAGAAATTCATCAGATAAAATAATTGCTTTTATCATAAGATGAGTACCGCGTATTGATTCATCATTTCTGTCATGTAAATGACTCATTAAAAATAATAGTATATTATGTATTTAAGTTCATTCATCTAAAAGAGCAGAGGACGGTTTGGTCCATTGAGTAAAGAGGCGAGTGGTATGAATGCGCCCAAGACGAACAGACAAGATTTCTTTTGTTAGTTTTCGATCCGTTTCTTTCCAGTCAGGACACATCATTAATTTTTCTAGCATTTCTATTTTGGTGCCTTCCATGTCAGGCCACTGAATGGTCCATCCCTTTTGTTCAATGGTGGGAAGCCAATTGCTCAACCATTGATTCATAGGGATAGAATGCTGCTCAGTAGGGATGGCAACCCAGTGAGCCCGATAGTCTACTACCCATGTGGGAGTGCTTCTCTTCCATGTAGTGGGATCAGAGGAAAAGAGAATCTCACCTTTTAATGCATTATGATATGATACATCATGATCTTCTATTTTATCTTGGACGGCTTCTTTCATGAGTACAAATTGAAGGTTGCGCATGATTCCAATGGCATGAAAGAGTTCCATGTATTCTTTATCCTGAAAAGATGCTCCATTGTATGCAGCACCAATAAGATCATGAATCTTTCTGCGTTTACGAGCAAGAGACGAATGAGTGAGACGATCTGTCTCTTGCTGAAGAGATGTGCTTAAATCAATCAATAGTTGAGTACGAGCATATTTCGGTGCCATGGCATAATAATTGGGATCGGCGATGCATGCTAGAATACTTAGAATACCTGATGGTGTAATCGTAGAGGCAGTATAACCGCGTAGACCAAGTTTATCCAATGAAGTATCGGATGCCAAAGAGGAATGCGACATGGAAGCAAGGGTGCGTCCACGATTTGGATTTAGTTCGGAATACGTAATAAGTTCTTTATAGCTTACATTCTGATATTTCTTTACAGGAGTCGTCATGATTATTGATACTATTACTATTACTTATTCATACAACTTTAGGCTATCAAATTTATATGAATAATATGGAGGTTTATTTTTCAATGCGTACAATGTGTTCCATATCGGTAGGTATTTTACTATGATCAAAATGTTGTTGATTTTCAATGCGTAAGGTTTCTAATTCATTGACACGAACTTCGTGTTCTTGACGAGTCTTTAAACAGAAATTAAGGTAGTCTTTGATTTGTAGAAATGTATCATCGGAAATAGAGGATAAATCAAAAAATATACCATTTGAATTTTCGGTATAGCTTTCTTTTGTTTTACGTATAATACGAAAGATTGATTCCTGTTCAGGCTTGACGAGGATTTTAATAGAGTCAAATATTCTTTTACGTTCGTCGTGTGTGATCCCTGACATTTCTAATTCCGTAAAGATGTTCAGAATCTAATGATAAGCGCACTTTTCATTTACATTATTTTCTTTCCTCTTCCTCTTCCTCTTCCTCCTCTTCCTCTTCCTCCTCTTCCTCTTCCTCCTCCTCTTCTTCGGATTCTTCTTCTTCCTCTTCTTCTTCGGATTCTTCTTCCTCTTCGGATTCTTCTTCCTCTTCGGATTCTTCCTCTTCTTCTTTCTCTGCTGCCTCTTCTTTCACATCTTTCATATTATTGATTAAAGCGGAGGTGGAATCAAGGACATCGATAAAGACACCACTGGACAGAATGTACAAATCATTAATAGCAAATTTAGAGCGTTTCAATTCTACTTGAACAGTGTCACCCACTTGAACATTATCAAATACTTCATTGCCAAGATGGAGGTCGCGAGGAACTTGAATGCGAATGGCATTTTGATAATTGACATATAGTCCCATTTTGTTTTTACGTATCACATCACCTGTCACACGAATACCATCTACAGGATAAATAACCTTACCTTCCAATTTGACATAATAGACGGCATCTCCTGTAAAACGAGCAGCTTCAAAGTATCCCATGGAGCGAGAATGAAGGACAATAGAACCGGGAAGAATGAACCCTTGTTCGGAGCATTTATTTTCCATGGTTTCTTTTGCTTTCTTTAGCAAGATGTCATCCATCGAATTCAATTTGATTTCATTGAATTCCTGAGGAGTGAGACTGAGCTTTTTTTCGAAGAATGCGACGGATTCCATTTTCTACCTACTATCTTATTTCGTTTCCCATCTCTCAATTTTTATGCATTATTTTCGTCCAGGACGAAAATATCCTTTATATCCAATATAATATGCTTCAACAGAGCGAAAGAACCATTTTTTCCGTTCAATTTGTTCATTATTCATGAAGCGTAAGCAGAGATCTAAAAGAGTACAGGCTCTTGTCGAACCCGCAATTTTACGAGGACCTGCCAACATCGCACGATTTAATTGAAAATCGGTTTTACCATATTGTTTAAGGATATCTCCCAATTGTATCAGACTTGTAAGATGTCCCGTCATTGTTGATACAGTACCGCATTCTTTACCTTTTCCTATTGTGCCACTTACTTCAGGTGCTTTATCTGTTTTAAATACCATTTCACCATTTTTTGGTACAATGATGCCATAAATGGAACCTGCTGTATTGACATTTGGTTTAAAATATTTGATAGGTTCTTCTTCGTCGCGGATGACTCCATCAATAATAGATGGTGGGCATTCGGTTCTATCTTCGCAAAGGTATTGAAGTTGACCAGTTTTGGGGTCGATGAAACGATTGATAAGAATGCGACCAAATTGATATTGATGATCACGAACACATTCTAAGACATTGATTTCACTAGAATAGACCAGATATTTCTGTTCCTCTAGGGTCAACCATTCATCCCAGAAATAGCACAGTATTGCTTTTCGGAAGGATTCAGGATTTTTTTGGGTGGAGTTTTGAAAGGAGATATGAAACCATTTGATCATTTCAATTGTTTGCAGATAGAAATCTAATAATTCCATATCATCATGGGAGACTGCGATACGACGCTGTTCTATTTCATCTGGTGGTTTTGTGTATTGAATATGAGTAGACAAATAGTCTGTCCATCGTGTGACCGCTCTCCAAAAAGCTTCTACCGATTCAACCGATTGTTCATCATATACTTCTTCTATCACTTCAGGTATTTCATATTCTAATGGTGTATACAAATCACGTTTAACAGGAAAAGATGCAATACGTATTGCTAATGGAATGGTTAAATCTGCGTAGACATTGGGTTGAAAGAGATAATAATCATTACAATAGCGAATGTATCCTGATTGTGAACCATGTTGAATTTGAAATGTTTTATTATTGACAATCTCATTTAATAGATCAACCGCAGCAAGTCGTGGAATATCAGCTAATGCCTCCCATAAACCTTCTGATTGATAGAAGGCTTGTTCTCGGAACATCGTACGTATTCTCTCTTTCATTCGTTGAACACGCCAACGAGCAGAAAATTCATCATACGTCGAATCATCCATTTGTAATGTACTCACTTTGATATCAGGATGACAACGATAATCACATGTTTCAATCCAATCACACACAGCAGTAAAAGGCATATCATTAATATTGACTTGTGGGCGTGTTTGTCCTTGTGAATCAATTTGTAGTACAGGATCCTGGTTCTTAATAATAATTGCATCATGATTTAAATTACAATCCAATGCGGACTGTTTCATGATACGTGTCACATTTCCAATGAGTACTGCCTTTTTAAATCCAATACGATAACTATATAAATCGGCGGTTTCACGAGAATATTCGGAGGTGGGAAGCACCGCTGTGTACAAATAGACAGTATTATTTCGCTTCTCTGGTTGTAAGGCGCAGTGAGAGAGAAAACGAATAGCACGCCCCAGAATTTGTTCCGTTTTATTTAAATGAAACCAGGAATCAATGATATGAGTTTCACGAACAAAACGCAAATCAACACCTTCTGATGCGATTTGTGAACCGATGATGACTTTCATTTGAATACCTGTGGCATTCTCAAAGGCACGTTGTGCTTTAATCGTCTTGTCATTATTAGGAGAAATAGATGCTTCACCTGTTAAAATACCATAATAGGCGGGTGCGAATGTATGATTTGCGCCTTGGTGATCTTTTTCTTTGCGAGGGCACAGGGCGCATTGTTTGCCACCAGGTGCTTGTATACCATCTTGAAGAAGACCTGATTTGCGTCCATAGGGAGTGTATCCATTTGCTTCGAGGGCAAGTGCTAAAGGAATCGCACCAAGACTAACAAAACGTGTATAGACAAAAATACACCCTTCTGAATGGCGAATACGACGAATGATAAAATCAAACTTAGGGCTATATTGAGCAAGGGGTCCAACCGTGAGCCATCCAGCGCCAACCGATTCTTTTGCACGATATCGTATTTCCCCACCAGACGATGCCTTATCAAACACAGATTCAAGAGAATTTGAATCAATACGACTAATATACGCCGCATAATTATCTCCTTGTGTCAATTCAGTAGGAGGAACAATAATATTACCAGCATGTACTAATTTCTCTAACATGATCGTGCTGAGACCTTTTCCACCTGGTGGTAATCGGTTTGTGATGGCAATCGTTGCTTTTAATGTGTCGCCATGTAGAACAATAGGAATCAATGGCAAATGCTTATAATAGGTAGTATTTTCAAGTTCAATGGAAGTGCCGCGTGGATCCATAGTAGGATAGGATGGCATGTCTGGAATACGATCCGCAAACAGACGAATGGGAAAGGAAATGGGATTTTCACCACGCATAAAACTGACATATCGTTGAGAAATATAGGATAATTTCTTGGCACCTGATTCAGTAATATTTCCTATTCTATCAAAAATATCCAACTCAGTAAGAGTAGATTGCTTATCATTCATTAATAACAGATTTAATATGAAAATGATTTCTTTATAGCTGTTATACATAGGCGTAGCAGTCAATGCGCAAAATTTCATTCCTTCTGCGTATCGTAGGACATCACGTAGAAAAGGAGTAAGTGCTTTACCTTCGGCGGCATCACTTTTTTCACTTTTTCCACCAGCGAGTGCGGTTTCCATGGTGTCACTTTCTTCTGTTAAATCGCGAAGATTATGGGCTTCATCGACAATGAGGAGTTTACCACTAAATTTCTTGCGAATGTATTCTTTTTTGAGTTCATCTTTGCGTTTGGCAGATAATCCAGGGGGGATGCCTTTGAGTGCGTCACGGATGAAATTAGAAAAGGAGACGTATCCAAATACTTTGTAGCGACGTTTGATTGCTTTGGCAACCAATTTCTCAATGCGTCCAACATCACGCTCATAAAGTGTATTAGTAAGTTTCATGTATGTATCACCTGTGCATTGGGAGGCGGAATTGGGTTCATTTCCTTCGCCAATAGTGACTTTGGTGATGTCAAAAATCGTTCTAAAAAATCCTTGTTGAATGGTGCGAGGGGCAACGAGATAGATTTCATTACGAGGGTAGAATTCGAGCCATGCTTCAATGATTTGTACAGCAGCGCATGTTTTACCAACACCAACACCATGAAAAAGAAGAGCAGACATGTAGGGTGTTTTAGCAGACATGAAATTGGTGACGAATCGTTGGACAGGTGTGACTTCAAAAGTGGAATTATCTTCACATGGATCCATACGAGGTTTCCATGTATTCTGTAAACTCTCCGCAAATTCACGTTTGGCTAGCAGCTTTTGTAAAAATGCGGGGTCGATAATATCAGGATAGGCACCCGTTTCATATTCCCATTGAGTCATGGCGCTAGATGGAAATAATTTACGACGTTGTAATTCGGCAACAATCGTGTCACGTTTCTTAAAATCAACGGTGGTGTCCCATAATTCTAATACTTCCTCATTGGTTGCACCCTGAAATTCAGAAACAAGATCTTCCTCTTCCTCTTCCTCTTCTTCCTCTTCCTCTTCTTCTTCCTCATTAGAATTTACATTGGAGCGAAGTGAATTATTTTCAGCTTCTAATTGTTCGATTTGTCTTCTTAACATTTTTATTTCTTCTGTTTCCTCTTCCTCCTCCTCTTCCTCTTCCGCTTCCTCCTCTGCTTCCTCCTCTGCTTCTTCTGCTTCTTCTGCTTCTTCTTCTGCTTCTTCTGCTTCTACTTCTTCCTCCGCTTCTTCCTCCGCTTCTTCTGCTTCTTCTTCTGCTTCTTCTGCTTCTGCTTCTTCTTCTGTTTCTTCTGCTTCTTCTGCTTCTGCTTCTTCTTCCTCCTCTTCTTCTGCTTCTGCTTCTGCTTCTTCTTCCTCTTCTTTATTAGAATTTACATTGGAGCGAAGTGAATTATTTTCAGCTTCTAATTGTTCGATTTGTCTTCTTAACATTTTCATTTCTTCTGTTTCTTCTTCCTCTTCTTCCTCTTCTTCCTCTTCTTCCTCTTCCTCTTCCTCTTCCTCTTCCTCTTCCTCTTCCTCTTCCTCTTC